CAGAAGGCCAGCGCCCTGGCCGAGCTGCTGCCGCACAACTGGGTATCCGCCGGCAAGGTGTGATGCCCGTTCGCTTACATTCCGTCCCGAAGCGGACACCATCAAGGAAGACGCTGCGGTCCCCTACATGGACGTTCCGTTCGATGAGGGGGCTGCTCGCTTGGCGGATGGCACCATCGTCAGTGGCGGCTCACCGCTGAACCCGAAGACACTCAAGGAGTTCCGCGAGCTGGACCCGGAGCCAGTAAGGGCCAACCGTGGGATCAGCATCGGGAGCCTCACTGAGATTGGCTACACGCTCGGGCGTTCGGCTGACCTTGAGGTCCGTGGGCTGGCCAATGACCTCTACCGGGCACCAACCGGCTACATGGATGGCTCCAACGGTAAGTTCGGGGCAACCGCTTCGGACATCTTCGAGCGGCTCCGTTCGCAGGATCATGTGGCGCACAACCAGTTCCGCTCTACGCTCGATGAGGTGCTGAAGGACCCCTTCTGGGCAGCTCAGCAGATGTCCGCCGAGGCCAAGATGGAGCAGATCAGCCGCCGTGTGGTTGAGGCCCTGGAGAACGGCCCAGGCAACAGGACGCTCAGCCAATCCGAGCAGAAGCTCCTCAAGTCCCTTCAGCAGCACATGCAGCAGAAGTGGTCCTACATCGAGAACCCAGGGCAGTTCGGGGACCTCAGGGCCAAGAGCCTTCTGGAGGAGTCCCGCCACCAGGGCAGCTACTTCCCGCAGCGGTACGACACGGCCACCAAGCAGATGATGATCCGCCAGCTCGGCGGGGCTGATGAGCTACAGGAGGCCATCTCTCGGTCCTGGCTGGCCAGCTACGCCAAGCGCCCTGAGGTTCGCGCTCGGGTGGACAAGATGGTCGAGGAGAAACTCAAGGCCGAGGGCATCGAGAAGCCATCCCCGCAGCAGATCACCGAGGCGGTCCAGAAGTACGCCAAGGACAAGGCATACGGGATCAGCCACACCGACCAGTTCAACCGCAGTTCACTCGTGGATGAATACGTCAAGGATGGCGATGGTGTGGGCCTGGAGAACAATGCCTACCTTGAGGCTCGCAACCTATTCGACTCGGACGTGGCGATCAACCTACCGGACGGCTCCCTGTTCTCCGTCAACGACCTGCGTGAGTTCAACATCATGCGGGTGGTCCCTCAGTACGACCGCAGGGTCAACGGTGACGTGGCCATCATGGGCGGCACCGGGAAGACCACGGCTGAGCTGAAGTCCCTCGCTGTGAAGCTCAAGCAGAAGGCAGGCCGTGACAAGGACAACATGGAAGCTGACGCCCTCATGGACTCCATCCGGCTATTCACCGGGAGAGCCCGTAGGCCACGCCCTGAGGACGCCTGGGAAACCATGCTGCGCTCCCTGATGGATGTTGGCTTTATGACGAAGAACGCCTTCATGGGCGTCCAGAACTTCACTGAGGCCGCAAGCCTGATCGTCAAGGGCCACACCAAGATGCTCCTCAAGGGCGTCCCGGTGCTCAAGAAGCTCACCACGGCTGGCACCAAGCTGAGCCCTGATGACATCAAGCAGGTTCACGGGATGGTGTTCGGCAAGGAACTGGATGACCTCATCCGGCCAAGTCGGCACGACATCGTGGATCGCCTGCGGGAGCGGCACGGGGAGTTCTGGTCGCAAGTCGCTGGGTCAACCAAGTGGGCCACCGGGGAGATGTCCGCTCGGTCTCCGTTCACTTGGCTACTCCGTGAAACCGGCAACTACATCATGGATGCGGCGCGCCAGGGGATCATCGTGGACCTTGCAGACAACGTGCTCAACGGCACCAAGTCCAGCCTGTTCAGTGACGCTCGGCTGCGCTCAGCGAGTATCACACCGGAGCAGATGCAGGGCATCGAGGACCTAATCAAGGCGCACTTCAAGCGCACCAAGAAAGGCAAGTGGAGCCTGAAGAACCCGGAGGCCCTGGCCCACGACCCTCGGGCTATGGACCTGTGGCGCCTGGGTGATGCAGTAGCCGATGAGGCGATCCTGCGTCCTCACAAGGTCTCCACCCAGATGACCGAGCAGAAGTCGGCCTATTGGGCTGCGGCTCTCCAGTTCAAGATGTTCGTCATTCGGAGCCTCAACGCCCGTCTGGTCCGGGGATTCTGGGAGGGAGCCCGTGGCGGTAAGCAGCAGGCCGTGGACCAAGTAATGAAGGCCATCGTGTCGGTCGGCTTGGCCACCGGGTTCTACGCTGGGCAGGCCCATGTGAAGGCCCTGGGGATGCCAGAGAGGGCTCGCCGGGAGTACCTGAACAGGGCGCTCCACCCGGACATGCTGGCCTACGCTGCTATGTCCCGTAGCTCCCACATCGGTGCGCCGCTGGGCACCGCCAACTTCCTCCTGGCACCGCTGGGAAGCGACATGGCCGCTCAGGTCCGTACCTCGATCCTTCCTCGGGACATCCAGAAGGGTCAGGAAGATCGGCCAATCAAGTGGTCACCCCTCCAGTCATCTTCAGCCCAGGACTTCATGTCACGGAGCCTGGAGCAGGTCCCTGCGGCTCAGACCGTGGCAAGCCTGTACCAACTTGGGCACTCCGCTGTGGGGGCTGCGAGTGGCACCCGAGGAGCTGACGCCCAGGGCTATCGGACGGGACTGTGGAATGCCTTGCGGCAGCTCACGCCGAACGACCCTGTGAGCCAGAACCTATTGCTGCGACTGGCAGAGGCCAATGGTGTTGACCGCACTCGTTAACCACACAAAAGCCCTCACTACAAGGGGACCCTGAGCAATCAGCGGTCCCTTTCTTTTACCTCAAACAATAGGAGACCGCATGGCTATCACCACGGTTTACACCTACCCGCTCAATGGGACTGCTCGGGATTTCAACATCCCCTTCGAGTACCTTGCGCGGCGCTTCGTGTCGGTCACTTTGATCGGTACGGACAGGAAGGAACTCAGCATCACGACTGACTTCCGGTTCACCAGTAAGACCAGTATTCAGACCACTAAGGCATGGTCCCAGGCGGACGGCTATGAGCTGATCGAGATTCGCCGCAACACCAGCGTATCGGATCGCCTTGTGGACTTCGCTGATGGTTCGATCCTTCGGGCCTATGAGCTGAACATTGCTCAGGTCCAGACGCTCCATGTGGCTGAGGAAGCTCGGAACATGGTGGCTGACACTATCGGCGTGGACAACAACGGGATGCTGGATGCCCGTGCTCGCCGGATCGTGAACTTGGCTGATGCGATTGAGCCGGGTGATGCAGTGACCCTTCGCCAGCAAGCAACCTGGGCAGGCTCAGCACTAAACAGCAGCAACGCTGCGAAGACCTCGGAGACCAACTCAAAGGCCAGTGAGAACGCTGCAAAGCTCTCCGAGACCAACTCAAAGGCCAGTGAGAACGCTGCAAAGCTCTCCGAGACCAACTCGAAGGCCAGTGAGAACGCTGCAAAGCTCTCCGAGACGAACTCGAAGGCCAGTGAGAACGCTGCAAAGCTCTCCGAGACCAACTCAAAGGCCAGTGAGAACGCTGCAAAGCTCTCCGAGACGAACTCAGCAAATAGCGCGAGTGAGGCCGCTGGGTATGCTGCTGGTGTGAACCTACCGAGCGCTTCTGGTAACGGCGGGAAGACCCTCATCCAGAGCCCCTCCGAAGCAGGTCTCATGTACGTTCCGTACTACGGCGGGACATTCCGCAACCGGCTCATCAACGGAGACATGCGGATCAATCAGCGCGGATTCAACGGGGTTTGGGCCGGGTTAGCTGAAGGGGCGTATGGGTATGACCGATGGAAGCGGTCTGGCTCAAACATCCAACAAGTGATAGAGGCTGGTAACTTTAGGCCAAGCACGTTGCATACACTGTCTGGTAGTGGCGTGGTGACTCAACAGATCACATCGCCGGCCTCTGGCCACTGGACAATCACTGTTCCGAACACAGCACTTAATGTCCAAGTAGAGGAAGGCTTGGTGGCTACGCCGTTTGAATATCGCCCTATCGGAGTGGAGTTGGCGTTGTGCCAACGGTATTTTTGGAGGGGGCTGCCGAGCGGTGGGCACAACTTCCCCCCCGCACCCTATAGCAATGTGTTTCATGCGCTGCTTGTGCAGTTTCCGGTGCAGATGAGGGCAATTCCAACTATGACATCTTCTACTGCGGGGTGGACTGGTGAGAACTACTCATTCTTGGGTTTTGATACCCAACTTATCACAACAAACGGTGCGCGGCTTGGCGTAAGGGTCCCGAATGCCAACGCACAGGGCTATTACGTTACGAACGGGGGCGGTTATTTTCAGGCAGATGCGGAGCTATAAGGAGACCAAATGATTTCCATCGACTTCAACAACGGTGTGGTCCAAGCGACCCCCGTTGTAGGGGCGGCCGCCACGGATGCTGTGGGCCGTCTCATCCTGGGCTTGTCCCTCAACGAATGGTTCTACATTAGCGCCATCCTCTATTCCCTCGCCATGACCTTCATTGCGGTCTACAAGGCGATCAAGGAGAAACCAACCGACAACAAGGAGTGACACTCAATGAGCCAGTCCGTGCTCGAACAACTGCTGGAGGCCATCGACACCGAAACGGGTCGGAACCTACTGGCTGACCTCCGTGACCCGGAGCGTCGATCCCCTCAGCTCTACAACGCCATCGGCAAGTACCTTGAGCGCCACAAGTTCACCATCCAGAAGTTGCAGCCCGACCAGGGCCTTCTCGGTGAGCTTGAATCGGCACTCGCTGAGGTACCTGACATCACCGATGAAGAACTGGTAAGGCACTGACCCACCATGAATCCCCAAGCCCTCATAGCGAAAGCCGTGGGGGCTTTTTTGGTTCTGGTCCTCTCGTTTGCCCTTGGTTACACCTACCGGGACGGGAAGGCCGACAAGGAAGCCCTCGCGCAACAAAACACCCACCTCATTCAACTCAACAAGGAGCGTGAAGCGCTTCAAGGAGCACTCGATGAAATCTCCGGTGCATGGCACGCCGAGAATCGCAAAGTCCAAGGCGATGCTGATCGGACTATTGCTGCTTTGCGTAGCGATGGTATCCGGCTGCGGGTCCAACTTGCCGATGCCGTTGTGTCCTCAGTCACAGGCAACGGTGGACCAGAGCCTGATGGCCGAGCCGAACTACACCCAGACGCTTCTCGATTTCTTGTCGGAGAAGCAAAGCGAGCTGACGCCCAGGTAAGGGCGCTTCAGGAGACCGTGAAGAAACTACAAGGAGGTGCCCGATGAACCCGTTGACCAACCCGTTGCATCCAATGAATCCGATCAGCCCGATCTACATCGGTCGGGACACCGTTGAGGCCGTTGAGGCCGTTCGGTCGGCCCCGATGCCCCCGGAGGCTCAGCTCGCTTGTGTTGCGATCCTGTTGGTAACCATGGCGTTTGCAGCAGTCGGTATCTACTGGATGGAACGCTGATGCCAAGACGAAAGATTGACCCTGACTTCGTGGGGCCTCTACCGAAACGGCGCAAGAAGGTCCCACCAGAAACACCGAAAGAAGCCCCTCAAGTTCCACCCGCAGCAGCCCCCGCGACACCCCCTCCGGTAGCACCCCAGGCCCCAGCGCCGACCCTCACCCAAGACCAGAAGAACATCCTGCGCATGAAGGCCGACTTCGTGGCGTTTCTGTTCGTCTTGTGGAAGGCCCTGAGCCTGCCGAAGCCAACCAAGTGCCAGATCGACATGGCCCGAAAGCTGGCCTCAGGGGACAACCGAAGGTTCATCCTCCAGGCGTTCCGGGGGATTGGTAAGTCATTCATCACCTGCGCCTTCGTGGTGTGGATGCTATGGAACAACCCGAACCTCAAGTTTATGATCGTGTCCGCCTCCAAGGAACGGGCCGATGCGAACTCGGTGTTCATCAAGCGGATCATTGACCTGCTTCCGTTCCTCCACGAGCTGAAGCCCAAGCCTGGGCAGCGCGACTCGACCATCAGCTTCGACGTGGGGCCTGCCAAGCCTGACCACTCGCCATCGGTGAAGTCGGTAGGTATCACTGGCCAGCTCACAGGTAGCCGTGCTGACATCCTCATCGCGGATGACGTGGAGGTTCCGAACAACTCGGCCACACAGCTCGCTCGGGATCGCCTGAGTGAACTGGTCAAGGAGTTCGATGCGATCCTGAAGCCGAACGGTACGATCATCTACCTGGGTACTCCTCAGACCGAGATGACCCTCTACCGGGAGCTGGAGAACCGTGGCTACGTCACGACCATCTGGCCTGCTCGCTATCCGAAGGACTGGAAGGACCTTGAGTCCTACGGTGAGCGCCTCGCTCCGATGCTCCGCAAGGAACTCATGGAGAACCCCGAGGGGATGTTCTGGAAGCCTACCGACCCGGTGCGCTTCGATGATGCCGACCTCAGGGAACGTGAGTTGTCCTACGGCTCCGGTGGCTTCGCCCTCCAGTTCATGCTCAACCCGAACCTCAGTGATGCCCAGAAGTACCCGCTGAAGCTGCGAGATTTCATCGTGGCTGCGCTGGATTCCCTGAAGGCACCCTTGTCCTTCCAGTGGCTTCCAAACGGCTCCAACGAGCTGTCTGCGCTTCCTAACGTGGGCCTGAAGGGTGACCGTTACCACCGCTATCAGGAGGCCAATAGTTCCTTCGCTGAGTACCAGTCGAAAATCCTTGTGATTGACCCATCTGGTCGCGGTAAGGATGAGACAGGCTATGCCGTGCTCTACCAGCTCAACGGCTACATCTTCCTGATGGAGTGGGGCGGGTTCCGTGGTGGCTACGACGACAAGACCCTGGAGGCTCTCGCCCAGGTCGGTAAGAAGTGGAAGGTGAACGAGGTGGTCATCGAGGGTAACTTCGGTGACGGTATGTACCTCAAGCTGTTCAGCCCTGTGATGACCAAGGTACATCGCTGCACGATTACCGAGGTGAAGTCCAAGGGCCAGAAAGAACAACGCATCGCGGACGTTCTGGAGCCTGTCCTGGGGTCGCACAAGCTGGTGGTCCTTGAGTCCGTCATTGAGGAGGACTACCGCTCCGCTGTGAACCTCGATGGGACCTTCGATGTTCGCTACTGCGGCATGTACCAGCTCACCCGGTTGACCCGAGAGCGAGGCTCACTGGCTCACGATGACCGCCTGGATGCCCTGGCGATTGGCGTCCAGTTCTTCGTGGAGTCCATGGAGAAGGACAGTGCCCAGGGCGCCGATGAGATGCTCGGGGACTTCCTTGAGCAGCACATGGAGAACGCCATGATCGGCTTTGAGGCGATGCGCTCGATGGCCATGGATGGTGGTGACGTAACGATCGTCTGGGAGGACGACGATGGGGGACTCGGATCGAACTTCCTGTTCGGGTAGCCCTACAGATGACACAAGGACGTGTCAACTCCTATTTAAAACCCCTCACTATAAGTAGAAGACTTATCTAAGGGTGGAAACTTTTAGTTCCCTACAGGGCCACTCAAGGCTCGCCTGGGCTTCTACAGGCACCTGTTAGAGCACCAATAGAGCCCAGGAGGGCGAGCTATGAAGGTCACCAAGGCGAAAGCCCTACTGATCCTCAAGACCCTCGCTACCACTCGTGCCACCTACCGATTTCTCGCTGCACTTCTGGTTGCTTTGGGTGTTACTCAAGGCACCGCTCTGGTCACCGGCCTGGAGACTGCCGCTTGTTTACTTCTTGGTGGCTGTGGTTAGTGACCTTGTGGATTGGATTATCCTGCTTCACTCAACCCAAAGGCCACCTTGAGCGCCTCAGCGAGCTTCCCAACACCAACCTTCTGGTTGCCTCCGTAGAGGTCGAAGGTGATGGACTGTGAGCTATGCCCAAGGATGGACTGAGCGACTCCTACAGGGACCCCATGGGCCTTCAGTAGGGATGCCATCGAGTGTCGCAGGGAGTGGAAGGACAGCTCTCGGCTCTCGCCTATGTTGAGTTGTTCTTTCACCACCTCATTCATCTTGAGGTTGAACCACCCGTACCCCTGACTGAACAGCTTGCCTCCCTCTGGGACCGCCTGGACGTACTTGAGGAACTCCTTGAGCTTGAAGCCGTAGGCTCCGTCCACCAGTGGCACCAAGCGGGCTGAGTATTTGTTCTTCAGCTCCTTGCCATCGTTCTCGTTTATGTCGATGGCCCATGCACCGTCAAGCTCCAAGAGGTCCGCCTTGGTGAGCTGCCTGATTTCCCCTATGCGAGCCCCGGTGATGATCCCGAGGCTCAGCGCCCAGCGCTCCCATGCACTAACTGGGAGTGTGTTGGCATACGCCATCAACTGCTTCACCTGGGCCTCAGAGAACGCCTGACGAGAACTCTCAGCCCCTCGGGTCACCTTGAGCTTCTTGTCGTAGGCCCGTTCGATGTGCCCGTTGTTCACCGCCCACTGGAGGACCGTAGAGAGCCTTGTGAGCAGCTTGTTCACCGTGGAGGCCATACGGGTCTCCAGAAGGGTCTCCTTGAGGTCCACGAGGTCTGCCCGAGTGTGGGTCCTCATGTCCTTCTCACCGAGCACCTCAGCGATGTTCTTGCAGGAGGACGCTATGTCCGCCAGGGTCCGGTCCTTCAGGTTGCCTTTCTGCTCCTTCATGTACAGCTCAGCGATGGCCTCGAAGGTCAGTGGGGCGCTTACAGATGGGCTCGGGGACGATGGTGATGGCGATACCTCGCCCACCTCCTCACTGAGGGACTCAACGATCCCCACGAGAGCCCTTGGGTCGCCCTGGAGGCGCTCCTCAGCAGCAGCCATGACCTGCCTTGCCAGGACCACCCCTTTGGCCTGTGGGATCGTCATACCGGCTGTGGCAGCGACCACCCTGAGGTCATCCTTGAGGTCCGAGTAGACCAGACCCATGCCGTCCAGTAGCTCCCATTCAGTTGGTGTGTTGAGGATTTCCTCCGCGATGGACCTGATGTGGTCCCTCAGCTCGGGCCATGTGATCCCAGGGTTATCCAAGTGGAACGCCCTGATGGTGGTCTGGAGTGTCTTGCTGTTTTGCATTGCAGTTGGCCTATGTGTTGATCGGAGGGACACCGAACAGGCTTGCGTTGAGGAGCCCTTGACCCGGACCCGTAGATAGTAGGTGCCGTCCTTCCGGTAATGGTAAGGGTTAGCCAGGGATATTTGTGACTGGTTTGTGACTCGACCTGTTTCCATTCAGACCTCTCAAGGTTGCGAGCCCAGGGATTCCGTGGCCTAATGCCCCGTTTCAGCACTTCTTTGGGTAGTTGCGATGAAACGTGTAGGTCTGATCGGTTGGCGCGGTATGGTCGGTTCCGTGCTCATGCAGCGGATGCTGGA